TTGTTACACCAGCAATAGTTAAAGAGGACCTGGAAACACTATTGACTCTAGCAAGACTTACAGTAGAATATCCAACATTAGTAAATGCTACGGTGCTTCCAAGAGTTGCAATACCCACAAAGTTGACATCAGCAGAAGTTACAGTACTAACTCCACCAGATGCAGCTGTGATACTTACAAATCCTACAGTAGTTGCAGTGCGTTGTTTAATGTCGGCATTAAATGTACCTCCTACTCCAACAGTAGCAAATATAGATTTTACTTGCTCTGTTCCATATGCAGTGGTTGCAACAGAAACTCTAGAGTTATCTACACCATCAAAGATAAACTCTTCACCATCTCTGAACTTTCCTTTAGTATTATACACTGTGAGGAGTCTTCCTCCGTTTACAGCATATCTTAAAAATCCAGTTGCACCACTAGATTTTCCTCTTACATGAGTAGGAACGGAAAGGGTTATACTTTGATTTAGGGTTATCTCAGTGTATGTTTGAATGTCATACAATGAAATATCATATTCATTAGTATCTGGATTGGTAGTATCATAAGATCCACTTTCCAATGCAAAGTCATAAACTCTAGCGAGTCCAATTTCCCTTCCAGCAGAAGCGATTCCAGATGCTCCCTTACGGGACTCCATCAAGTGAACAACAAAGTCTGTTCCAATACCGATTTCTGGAGACCCATAAACTCTATTAAGAGTATATGTTGGACCAGTTACATAGTTTGTTCTTTGGTTAGTAACTGATTTTGTAGTTCTTGGTTTGGGAAAATCTACAAAAGCAGAACTAATAGTTTCTACAGAATAACCTTTTACAACTGCTTTAGTTGGAGAAATCTGATATGTTCCCAGATCATCACTTGGATTATTGTTATTATAAGTTACCTCTCCTGCATTAAAAATGCCACCATTTCCCTTGAGATCATTGAGAGTCTCTTTTGAAATGACAGTTGGTTGAGTAATATAGTAATCACCAGATTCATTAAAAGTTCTCTTTGCTAATTCGTCACCAAGAATATTGTATTGGGGATCTTGGATTAAAGATCTTAAAATGCCATCTCTTACTTCTAATAACTCTACGAAGTTTTCTACGTCATTTTGACCGAGATCTACCTTGACAAGATCTGCAGTGATTTTTAATCTATCCGCTCCTGGAGCAGCGTAGTTATTGAATCCCTTTGCGTTATCTACAAGAGTTTCGTCTTCATTAGAGTCTATGACTTCTTCAGTTATCTGAAAACCAACTCTATAACTAGAAGTATTGCTATACTGATCAAGGACTAAAGTTTGCTCAGGAACAGTTACAAAATAACCTCTTAAGAAATATACCCCTTCATTCAAGTATACTGCAGAACCAACTGAGTTTGTATTAACAGGAATAGTTACTGCAAATCCAGATCCAGGTTGGACAATAACACTTTTACCTGCATCAATTTCATTATCTCCAAATAAACCCTCCTCTAAAAGAAGGACTTCATCATTTGCGAAAGATTGATATGAAGAAGTAAGATAATCAGAGTCTAAGAAGTTTACATATAAGGTATTATTGCCTCTCTCAGACTCTGTAGATGGCAATACTGAAAGGATTGTTGCTCTAACGCCAGTATTTTCTCCTCTTATTGTTTTACCAACAAGAGAGTTGAGATATGATAAAATATTAATACCAAGATACTCAGATTGAACTTCTACTGCATAGTAGTTGTCAATATAACTGATCTGACCAGGGATTACAACAGATCCCTCTTTAAAAACATGGTTACCAAACTGCTCTATCTGATTCTGAAGAATTGACTGGAGACCAGTTAGCTCTCTCGCCTGAACAGGATACCCAGGTTTGAATAGAACCTTGTAGTATTCTTTATCTTTATTGAAATCGTCAAAATATGGCGATACGTTGAGGTTGAGTTCCTGTGGCATAATTCGTTAGAATTGCAATACTATTTTTATGTCTTCTCTTTGGTTTTGAGATCTGGTAATCGCAGGTCTATGATCTACATAAAGAATGTTTCCAGTGTGCTTTTGAACCTCTGGATTCGCCAGACCACTTGTAAACTCTTGACCCAAGTTGTATGTTTTATTATTTAGTGACAGTGTAGAACCAGTAAGTGCAGTATCAATACCAACACCTGCAGTGTCACCTGCTTTGATGATTTGAATAGATCCGCCACTAGATGGAGTTGCTGTAAACTTCTTCAAATCAAATCCATATGTTGGAGATGTGTTTTTTGTGAACTCAAGAAGATTTGTTGTATCAGTATTAAATCCAACAAGAGTTCTATCTTGCCAATACTTCAATACTCCTGTTGTTTTATCATAAGATACAACTCTAGCAACAGCAGTAGACCCTGTTCCAATAGTTTGATAAATCACAGAGTCTGCTGGATATGTTGCGGTACTATATCCAATACCCAAACGAATAGCACCTACAGCACTTGCTTTTGACTTTGTTAAAACAGTAGTCGTTCCAAATGCTTTTGGATCTTCCACTAAACCAATTCTAGAAATCTGGTTTCCAGTAATGAAATCAGGATCTTGGGTATCATTTTCAATTCTTGAGTAAACCAATACTCGGAAAGCACCCAGTTCTCTGTAAACATCTGCCCCATGACCACCTTGTGGCGGAATAATCACATCAAACACTGGAGAAGTAGTTCCCGATGGAACACCACCAGCATTTGTGTCTATAGTTCCATATGAATAACCAGAACCACCATTAGAGACAGTAACAGACTCTACTTTTGAATCGTTATTAACTACAATAGTACACTCTGCACCAGATCCATCACCCCTGATAGGAACTTTAGTGTATGTTGTGTTAGCAGTTCCAATACCAACACCACGGTTCTTGATGGTACAAATTTTGATTTGTCCACTAGTGCCAGCGTTCTCTCTAACAGACGCTACATTATTACCACAAGTGTCTGTTGAGGTTTCAGTATCCCAGTTTTTTGGAACTGGCATAAAGTTAATGGTATCAAACTTTGCAATATCACTTGGTTTGATAGTATAAAGATACTTCCAGATATAACCGTCACCACTTGAACCAGCTGCCCTTGGTTCTAAGTCTGTGAATGTTGGTTCATCAAGAGAAGGTCTCCCATTTGGATTTTCTGGGTTAGTGCCATTTTGTAAGCAAATATAAACTCTAAAGTCACTATTTACAACATAATAGTTTGCAGAGTAAATACTAAGTGCTTGAGATGGTTTGGATGGGTGATCTCTAGTTATATCATGACGATACATGTCATAAGTATTTCCAGAGACCCACTCAATCTTTCTGACCACCTGTCTAACATCACCAGGTATGATCTTTTTGAGGGCGATCATAGTGTCCCAATAAGAGTTTTCCTGATCTTCAGCATCCTTTGGAGCAGGAGGAGTTGTGTCCCAATCTGAATACAACTCTTGTGGGTGTGGTAAACCAACAAACGCATAATATGAGTTTTTATCAGATGATGCCAAAGAAACAAAGTTCTTAGCATTCAAAATCCTCAGTTGGTCAGTTATAATGGCAGCCATTTCTTATAGGTTTTTTACTTATTTATCAAAGATAGTTAATAGTCTTGAGTGGATTCTTTCTTCTAATGAATGGTGAAGAAGAGAGACCGACATAACCTTCTGTAGAATATCCAACAAAATCTCTAGTTGAAGTTCTTGGTATAATGTCAATCTTACCCCAACTGTAGTCGCCATAGAATCTTCCCTTATAACTTCCAGGATGGATCTGGGATTCAATACCATTGAAATCTTCAACTCGAACCGTGATTCTGGATGGAACCGCATCGCCAATGATTGCTCTTGCAGAATCATTAACAATAAGAGCAGTTCTTGCAATATCATCAATAGTGATTGTAACTCCATTCAAGATTTTTGCAGTAGATGTTGCAGAAACCTCTACAGGACTATCAATAGTTTCTGTTATACTAAATGTGAATGGTGAACCAGTGATAATAGTTCCATCTGGGTCATTTGGACCAACAACAACAGGACTATCAAACATTTCAAAGTCAATAGTGACATAGCGAGTTTCTTCAATTAGAGTTCCTGCAAGTTCAGATCCATATTCAGCATTAGCAACTTGATAGATTCCATCAAAGAATGTTGATCCATAACTAATCGTAGATCCATCAGCATATCTAAGAGCTGTTACTCCAAGACCCAAGTTGGTATTACTAATGGCAAAGTAATCTCCAACTTCGATTCTAGTTTCACTTATTGCAGTTCCAACATAAGTTGGATCTCTAAGGAAAGAATCCTCTTCAATATCAAGGTTGAGAACTAAACCTTTAACTCCTGTTGTTGCAGTTCCAACGACAGTTGTTGTGGCAATACCAACAATAATACCGAAATCACCTTTGTATCCCTTACCAAGTAGATCTTCTTTGTGTGCATCTGGTTCAGATATCATTACCAAAGGAACATTGGTAAAGGTATATCCATAACCAGGATTAGTAATAGTGAAACTTGTCACCATTCCATTACTAATATTAGCAGTTGCTTCTGCTCTTCCAGTTGTACCGATTCCTGTTGGAAGAGATATTGATACATCTGGTGCAGCAAGATATCCAGCACCACCAGCGCCAGTGGTTCCGAGTCCAGTGACTGGATCCGTGAGGACAATGGATGAGATTGTGCCAGCAGCGGAAACTACAGCAGTTGCAGCAGCAGCACAAACTGAATCTTGAGACATAATCTCAAGAGAGTTTTTGATCTTTCCTTGAGCATTTTCTTTGGTGCTATCAAAGAATGTCTTAACACTCTCAACATAGATTGTGGTATCACCAACTCCAACATCCTGTAAGATGGCAGCTGCTGGATTTACTAATGCCTTATAGATTTCTCTATCTTTTGCTACTGGTTGATCATTGATGATCTTATCTTCAGTCTGACGGCACCACTGCAGTGCTCTCTCATAAGAAAGATCTGTAGAGATTCCAGGACCAGGATAAACATTAGTTTCTAAAGTATCAGTTGCTGTAATATCTACAACGAGTCTTGGATCTTCGTCATATACAGGATAATCATCATACAGTTCAACAGTATCACCAACCTTGATTGTTTCAAGTATATCAACTAAAACAACATCAATGTCTTTAGATCCTCTATAGAACATGATCTTGACTTGATCACCGTTATATGGAGAAGACGCATCATATCCAAGAGGAGCTTCAGTGAGTGTAATGGTGGATCCACCATTAAAGATATAACCTTCTCCAGGAACTTGAAGAATATCATTGATAAAGACAAGAAGTGCTGCTTGAACGTCAATTTGAGATCCTGCTCTAGCGCGGATAGATGTTCTGACACCATTAAAGACTAATGGGAACTCAGTTCTATATCCATTAAAGAGAGTGCTTATATCATCAAATCTCTGGAAGTTTCCAGGTGACCATCCACTGAACTCATCTTTATATGTCTTTTGTACAGTGAGTGTAAACTCAATATGCTCAAAACTACTGTCACGAGGTATGCTACTAATACCACTTCTTGGGATAGTAAGAATATCTCCTTCTTTATATCCAAATCCATAGTTCACAACATTGAAATCAACTACTGTAGATCCTTGTCCTACAGTTATATCGACAACTAAACCTGTGCCAACTCCACTATTATTGGGATAGTCATTAGAATACACCAGTGGAATATTTGAATATCCTGCAGGAGAATCAAATGACAATATTGGGGGATTAGTTGTAGCATATCCAGTTCCTGGAGAATCCAGTCTCGTACCAATAACACGACCATCAAATACAGTTGCAACACCAATAGTTGAAGATGTTCCTGTTACAGGATTGTATGCACTGACTAATACTTCAGTTTGATACCACTCTCTGTAACCAGCTCCAGTGTTACCAATAGAGATCGCTGTAATCGCCCCAGAAGACACTGTAGCGGTCGCTCCAGCACTTACAAGGGGTTGATACCCACGAGACGCTGTTGATCCAAGAGAGACTATTATACCGCCTCTGGGGATGTTATTTGTATTATTGTCATACTTGATACCAACATCAGTTCCTTGGAAGATGGCAGTGGTTATTCCAGACCCTTCAACAAGTTCATAATCACCACCAATAATAACTACATCATCTGCTCTTCTTGGTCCCTGATAAATGTCTCTAACCAGAATAATGCCATTGTCTTGAGCAACGTTTGTAACAAAGTTTCCTTCAGATTTTAATACAAAGGTAGTTGTGATGCCATTGAAATCTGTTGAGATATCATCAAATATTACATTATTGGCATATGGTTCAATATCAGTTCCTTCTTCAGAAGTTTTTGTAAAAATTCTTCCACTAAAGGTACTATGTGTAGTGACTCCAGTCCAGTCGCGTTGATCTACTGGTCCACTAGTTGTGCTTAATGGATATGCTCCATATGGTGCAGCAGCGAAGTGCAACTGGTTATCAAGAATATTGTAGTTGCCTACAATCTTAGTAATGTTATCTCCACTTTGGTGGGTTCCCAGTCCAGTTCCCATCCAAGGTCTATTGACAATTAAGACATTGGTAGTTCCAACGCCAACTGTCGCAACTCTCATGATTTCGTCATTGATCTTCAGAAGATCACCAGCAAAAACTGAGGTTATACCACTAAGGGTAATACGATCTGTGGTTGGTTGAACATTCCCTACAAGACTCATCGTAATTGCAGCACCCGCAATAGGCGATTGAATCATATTATCAATAGCAATCAAACCTTTTGTATTTTGTTTGCGTGCATCAAATCTGTGAACAGTTCCAACACCAACAGAAGTAATATCTAAGACCGAAGGTGGTACTGATAATGCTTCCGATGCACTAGCAGCAACTTGAATATCAAGTTCATTCAGTTTGACAATATAAACTGTTGATGGGAGCTTGTCTGTAGAAACACCTGCAATAGTGGTGGTCGCAATACCAATAGGTTCTGGTAAGATCAGGTTATCTGCAGCAGTGTAAGTAACTTCTTCACCCGTTACAAAGAAGTTTTGTGGTATTCTAAAGGTGTTATCTGTAATACTTACAACACCAACCACACCTGGATCAAATTCCCTTCTAAAGATTGGAAGATTTTTGTGAGTAAGTTCAAACGATCTCTTAACATCAGTTTCAGTGCCAAAATATTCTCCAGCACCTGTCTGAATCGTACCATTATTAAAGTCTATAGTAGTCACTCCATTTAGAGGATCTACCAATCGCATTGCGTTTTGGAAGACTCTGACTTCCATATCAGCATCTGGATTTGGTTCAAATGTGATTTGAATTTCATCACCTGATCTTCTTGCGCCAAATTCGCCAAGAGTCACCATGGTGATTAGTTCACCAAACTCAGTAATATTTGTGAACTCATTATTATTAGCGACCATCAACTCAGAAACCTGAGACCAACCATTTGTAAGGTCTTCTACTGTAACAATGTAGTATCCACCGTTGTAGATTGTGGCATCATATGTTGCAACTGTATTTTCTATTGGTGAACTTGAAGATCCAATAGAAGTATAGTTAGAATCAATGATAGCAGTATTGAGAGTCGTTGTTCCAACTCCTGTTGCTGAAGTATCTCCAATAGAAACTCTGAGAACATCAACAGATGCACCAACACCTGCAAATGGGTGGAAGTTAACAATGATATTATCTGTTCCTGAAGAACCTTTAAATCCAATATGGGTAATACCATATTCATCAAATGGAGACCCATTAGATGTTGGTTGCTCAATCTGGAATATTGTAGATGATGTTCTAGCAGCAACTGGAATCGTCAGAGAATACTCTCTCAGTGGAGCGGTAACATCAGTTGGTCCAATAATAGTACCTATGCCAATAAATGTGCTTCCTCCATCAATACTGTAGTTCAGGACTAGAGCCTCACTTCTACCAATCGCATCCATTGGCTCTTCGCCACCATTATTATCATCACCAGCAAGACCAGTTAAGACAAAAGTATCTACGGTTTGTACATCAAGTGATGTTGTAATCGCAACTCTCTTGTCTGTGCCAATTCCAGTATCTCCACCAACTTTGAGGTGTGTTCCAATCGCAAATCCACCATTATCACCAATACCTGTTCCATTGGGAGCAGTAGCAAATCCAACCAAAGATGTAAAGAGTGCCGTGCTAAGACCAACAAGATATGACTGAGTTGTTGCAGCACCACAAACAACACTATAAGTTCCAAGACCAACACTACTTGCTTCATCGCGAGAGTGTGAGGTTAACTGTGCATATTCAATAGCATCAATTTCTCCACAAGATCCGTTACCATCATGGATAATGGTAAACTCATCAAACTCATAGCGTTGATCATCGGTCTGAATATCAATCAGAAGTTTTGATGCTCTATATGTGTTCGCAATGGAAACAATAGGAGTTACAACACCAGTTGGAACAGTTTTATTTGTTGTTCTTATTT